ACATTGCCATTTGCTTCTGTCCCTGACAGAGGTTTATTTCTCCTCCAATCACACGGAGTACAATATTCATTTAATGAAATGATCACCATCCAAACCCACGATGGCCTATATGATGAAGGTAACAAAAAATACCTCATATCATTTATCCCAGGACAAAAACCACGTACTTCACTCCCATATATAGTACATCAGGCTGATTTAATGGCCGCTAGAATTGAATTTGAGAGAGAATGGTTCCCAAAATTAGGGAAAGAGAAAAAAAACGTGCCTGCCGTAAAGAAAACTAGTACATTCAACCCTACCAATTCCAAAAAAGACACAGTTCGCAACAAAGCGTTGGGATCCATCAAAAGTGATAATTTACGAAATTTATTAGACAACTTATGATACTAGCAATTATAATCACTTTATCCATTTTAGTTTTAGTTTTAGGTTTTACTACATATAATCTATTTAAAAAACAAGAAAAATCTGAAACCATATTAATTAGTTACCTTGACTATTTAGACAAACTATCTAGGGTAATTGAGGTTTCGGATAATAAAATTAAAGAATTAGATCAAATGGGTGCATTCGCTAACGATGATGAAACTGGTGTTATATTCGATGGAATTAAACAAATACAAGAAATACTCAACGAGTTCAACGTAAAGCAACAATAACCTATCCCATGCCTAAAGTAGCTAAAGACAAAAATTATTTCACACAAGATACTGAAGATGCTATTGTATTATACAATAACACACCTGATTCTGAATTACGAAATTTAATTTATGAACGAAAAATCCACTACGCATTTTTCAAATTAACTCAAAATATAATTCATACATTTAAATTTTACCATACTGAGGTAGATAATTTAGAACACCTACAACATGAAATAATCACATTTTTATTAAGTAAAATCCACCTATTCAACCCTTCAAATGGTGCTAAAGCATATTCATATTTTGGTACTATTGTAAAGAGATGGTGTATTATATATAATAATAAAATGTACAAGAATAAAGTACAAAAAGTTGCTGTGGATGAATTAAATAACGACCATAATCAAGCATATACATTAGATTCAACACCTGTAGATGATAAATTATCTATATTTATGGATCAATATGTAAATGAAATGACTACATTAATTCATACCATATTCACCAAAGACCAAGATATTAAAATCGCCGATTCAATTCTGGAATTATTTAGAAAACGTGAATTAATTGATGTGTTCAATAAAAAAGCACTTTACATCTACATCTATGAGATGGTCCCAGATATTAAGGCACCTCGAATTACTAAGGTAGCTAACACTATGTACGACATATTCAAGAAAAATTACACGTATTATTTAGACCACAATTATATAGAATTTACTACGTAATATTTATTACTAAAATATAATGAGTAATCTAGATGCAGTAATATTCGGAAAGAAGAAATTTTCCGATATGTTACAAGAAATATACAATAACCAAAAGAAAAAAGAACAGCAAATAGCGGCATTAATTAATGAATTAAAACCATTAATAAATGATATAGGTGATGCTACCCTAGTAGTACCATTGATTAAAGAATATATGGAGTTGGGATTAAAAAACGATGAACAGCTAATTAAAATGGCTACCATTGTTCAACGTTCTTTAGGCCAAAGTAAATCAGACGACGATAGTTTGGGTATGACTGAAGAAGAAAAAGCACAATTATTGGCTGAGGTTAAAAATTTTAAACCTAAAGATTAAATGGGAGGATATGCTAATTTTGGGAATAAGAGTCAAATACGATCATCGGTAAGTACCAAAACATTTTCATCTGGTGAATTTGATTTTGACATTATTAACGCTGTTGTTAAACAAGCTATCACCACCGACTACCCTGACCCTATAATAGACCCGATCACTGGAACCGCATACTCTCTCTTAGGCACAATACTAGTTGAATCCATCCAGGCTAATTCAATAGGGCGAAGATATATAGCTACCCCTAAATCATCCCACGTACTCAACATACCCACTATTAATGAAATAGTTACCCTACATAAACTACCAACCAATAATTCAGCTGGTTTTGCGTGGCAATATGATTTACCTATATCCACATTTGGTATATCATCCGTCAATAATAATATTACATTCCCAACAGATACCCCCCCACCAACCCAAACATCTGTAAAAGACTACAGGATGGCTGAATTTGGTATACCTAAAAACACTGCCCCCCAAAAACAACCAAAAACATTTACCGAGCGAGTTATAAGCCCATTATACCAAAATTCAGGGGATATAACATACTTAGGTAGGTATGGTCAAAGCTTACGATTCGGAAATAATAGTGGTGATCCTATCACCATAATACGAAATGGCCAATCTCCTCAAGGTGGAGATCCATGGACTCCAATATCTGAAAATATATCTAAAGATCCTTCATCTTTATACTTAACCACAACACAAAAATTACCATTTGCATTATCAAATGAGAATTTCAATTCCTACTCTACACCACCTATAACCCCATCAACATACACTTTACCCCAAGCGATATTAACATCAGACCGGGTAATATTAAATGCCAAAACTGATAGTGTATTAATTAGTGGGTATAAATCAGTAGGTATTTCATCTAATGACAGTGTTAATATAGAATCATTAAATCAACTATATTTACATAGCAATGATATAAAAATAGGCCCTGACCCCAAATCAGCAACCGAATCTGCACTATTGGGGGATACTACAATAATGTTACTTAATCAATTATGTATTGCTTTAAAATCTATGGCTAGTGTAATGGAAACTTCCCAATTATTCCCTGGAGGTATCCCAACCCCAGATGCTGCTGGTAATATAGTAGGTAGTAATGCATCCGCTGTAATACAAACGGTTATTGATAATTTATCTAAAACTAAATCAAAATATGTTAAATTAAAATAATTTAATCGATACTATATGATTGACCCAAAAAATTTATTATCAAAACCAACAGAAAAAACAACCATTGTGTATGTTGAAGGTACAGTTATTGATTCATCAATAAACCAACCTATCAAAGGTGCCAAAATATTATCAATAAACGGATCCCAATCTAATACCATTAAATCAGATACTAATGGAAAATTTAAAATCCTCATCCCATCATTGGAGTATCCACTAAAAATTACATTTAAAAATTATACAACCCTCAATGTCAAACCATATAAAGGTGATGGTACTCCTAAATTGGACTTGGGTCCTGTATTAATGTCTCCTATAAAAAAAGATGTTACTGAAGATAAACTAAAAGCATCTCAACTTGAGCCTAAACAATTAGACTCATTATTAAAAGACAAAAAAGATGGTGACTTTCATTTACGTAAGAAATTAACAGACTTATCTAAAGAAATTAAAACCACCCTAATCCCTATAGCCTTAAACATGCTAGCCCAATATGGTATATCAAAGGCTGATGAGTTAATACAACAACAACGTCCTGTAATTGAAGAATATATAAAAGATTTACCATGTCCTACATCTGATGTAACTGAACAATCACTTAACACTAAAAATAAACTATATACAAAATTAACCCAAACCACACAAATATTAGATTCCACCACCAAAGCACTAGGTATTACTACTGGTATTTTGGGAACAATGAATATAACTATTAAATTAATCAAAAACACCCCAGCACCAACAGCAGTAGGAGGCGTAGGTATACCCATAAGCACCATAAATAAAATCCAGGAAACCATTAAAAACATGGAGGGTACTGTAGGAAAATTATCTAGCATCAGTGCGGGAACATTAACAGTAGTAGTAATAGTTAATACATCTTTAAGCCTTTTACTTAAATACTTAAGTTTAGTAGACATGGTTATACAACATTGTGCACCAGATACTCCCCAAACTCAAGAACAATTTAGCAAATTATTAGAAGAAACATCCAAACTAGTTCAACAAGAACAACCTACCCCGTTATCAGTAAATGGATTTACATTAAGTGTGGAAATGGAAGTGACAGAAAAACCACTCAAACGCAGACGAGCTATTGCAAAAAATCGAAGTAATGTGGTAATGTTGAAAGGAGAGTGGTCTTTCAGCTCAATAGATCAGATATTGATAGACGAGTTGATATTTTACATACAACAAAACGATTTAAAAGCAACATAAACCCATATTTATAACCATATGAAAACATCAGAACTTAAACAATTAATAAAAGAAGCAGTACGCGATGCGATTCGAGATGAAATGAAAGATATATTGTTGGAGGCACTTAAAACACCTAAAACAACCATCCAGGAAATCCACACCCAACCATCTACACCTGAATATAAGCCAACATTCACACAACCAACTTTCGATATGAGACAAAAATACAGTGAAATGTTGGGTGAAACAGCAATGAATTTCACTAGCGGTGATGTACCTAGATTTTCCCCATCATCTGTTGGCGACCCAGTTAATGGTAACTTAGGTACGGGTGAATTAGGTATGGATCAAATCATGAATTTACTTAACAAATAAAAAATGCCATACCGTCCTACCCAAATATATCCTAGTGATTTGCAAACTGATGTTGGTAATGGGATTAATCTACCATTTAATAGTGAGGCTGTATTTAGTTCAAATTACACATATAAACAATCAGTAAAAAACAATTTACTCAATTGGTTATTAACTAATCCGGGGGAGCGCATATTTGGACCTATATTTGGTTTTGGATTAAGGACATTTATATTTGAGCAAATCAATTCAAATAATTTGGATTCACTCAAAGAACGTTTATCTGATGAAATATCCAATATATTTTTCATGGTAGTAGTTGAAAATATAACCTTAACAGGTAATTCAGATTTGAGTAGCGTTACCCTAACCTTGGAATTTTCCATAGCAAATACAAACGACCGAGAAATATTAACCGCTACCGTTAATCAATAATTAAAAACAATGAGTCAAGATATCAAATACTTAAACCGCGATTTCTCCAGTTTTAGACAACGGTTAATAGAATACACTAAAACATATTTCCCAAACACATATACTGACTTCAGCCCTACATCACCAGGAATGATGGTAATGGAACAATCAGCATATGTTGGTGATGTATTGAGTTTTTACCTGGACAACCAAATCCAAGAAAACTTCATCCAATACGCACAACAAACCAATAACCTATATGAATTGTCATATATGTTTGGATACCGCCCTAAAACAACATCAGCTGCTCAAACTACAATTGATATCTATCAACAATTACCAGCTATATCAATTGGTGGAGGTGATGTAGCACCAGATTATTCATACGCATTGACAGTAGGTGAAAATACCACAATATCGGCAAATGGATTATCATTTTTAATTCAAGACAAAGTTGACTTCGCTACATCCAGCTCGCAAGATCCAACCGAGGTATCTATATACCAAATAGCAGGTGGCGTACCACAATATTACTTATTGAAAAAGTCACGCAAAGCTATATCAGCTACAATTAAATCAACCACATTCTCATTTAGTGATCCGCAACAATTTGCTACCGTAAATATCAATGATAGCAGTATCATTAAAATATTGGACATAGTTGACTCGGATGGAAATATATGGTACGAGGTAGATCATTTGGGTCAAGAAATGGTGATGGATTCAATCAAAAACACCAATGTAAACGATCCAAACAGTGGCAAAGACGTACCGTATTTATTGCGCCTTAAAAAAGTGCAACGTAGATTCGCAACCCGATTTACATCCCAAAACACACTTCAACTTCAATTCGGTGCAGGTGCACCAAACGATAGCGACGAGGAAATTATCCCGAACCCAAACAATGTAGGTCTGGGTTTACCGTTCAAACAAAACAAATTAACATCAGCATACTCACCAACCAATTTCCTATACACTGGAACTTATGGTATAGCCCCATCAAATACAATACTAACTGTACGCTATTTAGTGGGTGGGGGTGTTGCATCAAATATGCCTGCAAATACATTAACGTCAATTTCTACAACCAATACTAAATTTAACCAAACAAATTTAAATCCAACCACCTCAAATTATATATTTGCATCCCTTGCATCAAATAATCCATTAGCCGCCAGCGGTGGAAAAGGCGGCGATACAACGGAGGAAATCCGCCAGAACACGCTTATGCTGATTGCATCACAAAATCGCTCAGTTACGGCCGATGATTACCTGATTCGCGCGTTAAGCATGCCATCTGATTTCGGTACATTGAGTAAAATATTCATTGAACAACCTAAATTAACAGACAACCAGGTTTCCACAATTGAAACTTTGAACATGCATGTATTATCCCAAAATTCAAACGGTCAACTTGACTATCCGTCGGAAACATTGAAGGAAAATCTCCGCACATATCTATCACAATATAAAATGATTGGTGACAACATTGAAATACGTGATGCTTATATAATTAATATAGGTGTTAATTTTGAAATTATCACCACACCAAACAGCAACAACAACGAAGTATTGCTGGGGTGTATAACTGAAATACGAAATTACTTTAGTTTGGATCGTTGGCAGATCAATCAACCAATAATGATACGCGATTTATATATTCTTCTAGACAAAGTAAAAGGTGTGCAAACCGTTAAATTCATCAAAATTGAAAACAAAGCAGGCACATCATCCGGGTATTCTCAACACGCATACGATATTGACGGCGCCACCCAAAACCAAGTTATCTATCCATCTTTAGATCCAAGCATATTTGAATTAAGATACCCAGACACTGATATTAAAGGTCGTATCGTTCCCCTATAGCAAAGTTATATATCGCCATATTTATAATAAAATATATTAAATGGCGATATATAAACTATTCCCCCTACAAGATACCACTTTATATTCATATTACCCTACCGAAAATTCGGGAATGGATGCTATATGTGAGATATTCAATAAACTAGATCCATCTGGTAAACCACAAGTAGCACGTTATTTATCATTATATGATACAGATGAAATAAAGGACATAATTGACAATACCATAAAAGGGGCACAATATAGCGTTTCGTTACGTAATTTTATTGCAACTGCTCAAGGTATTACCCAAAATACACCAATTGAAATTTTACCTGTAGCCCAATCATGGATAGCGGGTACTGGACAACATTCCGATTCACCATCAACTGAAAATGGTGCTTGTTGGAGTACACCAACATACGCCGGAACTGGTACATGGGCCGAATCTGGTAGTATAAACGGATTTACATTCACCAGCTCATACGATCCAACATCCACAGTACAGGGTGGGGGTAACTGGATATACGATGAATCGGGTAGTATATATGTTTTATACAATTATGTACTACCAACATATGTATCTGTTGATCAACTTAATTCACCATCACAACATATATTTAAACCAGCCGATTTAAAAGACATCGAAGCTGATGTGACTCCAATTATTGACGCATGGTACTACAATGCAATACCTAACTATGGTTTCATCACCAAATTATCTAGTTCATTTGAATTCGAACCCAATCAAAACGTTCAACCTGAACTCAAATACTACAGTGTAGATACCAACACTATATACCCACCACATTTAGAATTCCAGTGGAGAGATTATTCAACCATATTAACAGGTTCAGCTACATCCAGTATAGTTGCTACTAAAGATATTAAAATATCACTAGCTGAAAACCCATCTACATTCCGTCCAGAGAGCATCAACAGATTCTACCTTAACGTAAACCAGTTATACCCAACCAGGACATTCCAGACCAGTTCTTTATTCACCGGTACACATTATTTACCTACTTCTTCATATTTCGCTATAAAAGACTTGGATACCAATGAGTATGTTTGTAATTTTAGCACAGATTATACACAAATAAGTGCAGATAGTAAAGGAAACTATTTCACCGTATATATGAATGGTCTAGAACCGGAACGTTACTATTCCATAGTAATTAAAACTGAAATAAACGGATCCACGATCCTATTTGACGACAATTACTATTTTAAAGTTATTAACGGATGAGCGAGAATGTAAAGTTTGCCAAACAGGTATACAATAAAGGCTACTACACTAAAGTAATAGACACATCATTCAAGCAACTTGGTGTGCAAACGATTCAACAACAAATCGAAAGCAGACCAACCGTTGAAGCATTTTTCGAAATGTACAATGATTTATTCTACGACATACCAGAAACTGGAATAAATTCACACGAATATTTAGTTACCAAAAGCAGTGAATATATTAACTTCCAACCAAATTTGGAGGAAATCACCGCACTGCAAGCTGAAATAGCACAATTACGTATAGATTTGCTTGAATCTCAAAAACAAGTAATAGAGTTACAAACAAAAACCATATAATTAAATGGCCGCTGCAATTACACAATTATCAGAACCAATTGGGCTAAACCTACCATCATACGAATCTCAAGATGTAAACTTAATCCCATCGTTTGAAACAAATACCACCCTTGTATCCAACAGTACCATTGAGTTTTTTGTATATGACAATAACCTAAACCTACTCCATTCAGAATACAATTTCAAAGACTATTCGGTATTGAATGATGGGCAATCATCATTAACAAACGAATTAGCCCAAATCACATTTGACCCTGAAAAGAACTTAACCGACTTATCATTCATCCAGGGCGAATTTATAACCCAATACAGTTTCTACAACAAACAAGTTGGATCTGATTTACAGAAACTATATATATCTGAAATATCTGCTGACCGTACCGAATTACGTTTAGACAGTACGGTATTAACACCACTGGATTTAATTGAACAAACCAATATATTTGTAAACGAGCGAGAAAATAGCCAATATTTCCTTGACTTTTACCTTAACTTTGGCGAGAATAAATTAGCATTAGCAAATAACATTGTACTTGATGTAAGCAATGAATCTGACCCATCCATATTAATTAAATTATATGAACCATTACCAGATGAATACGCAATCAATTCAATGTTATGGGTGGTTACTTCATTTGAAGAACCGGTATCTTACCAAGTAAAATTCGAAGACGACCCAATTGTATTTAGTGATTCACAACCAATCAAGGGCCCGAACTACAACATCAGCATCAAAGATCAAATCAACAATTCAACCAACGAATTAACATATGCTGATTTAATTTCAACGCAACAAACCAGCTCGTATTACCAAATCAATAGTTTACTTGAAGAGAAGGAAATCGACATAAACATCGACTACACTGATTTCAGTAATTTCATTCATTTTAGCTCCGCTAAAACACGACTTGAAAATTTCTACTACAAGGTATCACTTATCGAGCAATATTCAGCATCCATAGCTTTACTTGACAATACGACATCATCACCAACCGAGATAATCAACAGTAAAACTGTATATAGCGAAAAAATCAACAACATTATCACCAATTTCGACGGGTACGATTATTTCCTATACTATACATCAGGTTCACAAGCATGGCCTAAAACCACATCTACACAACCATATGAATTGGCTAAATCAAATAGCCCTGAAGTTGAAGCGTGGATTGGTAGCACTAACGAATACAGCCCACTATATGGTGGAATGGTAGTGACTGCATCATTATATGACAATACCAACCCAAACAATTTAATATATTCAATACCAGAATATTTACGTGAGGATCCAAACAATGCACCATATGAATTGTTCATCAACATGCTGGGTCAACACTACGATAACATCTGGATATACTACAGCGAAGTAACGCAACGATACAACGCGGACAACCGTTTAGAGCATGGTATGTCAAAAGACATAGTTGCTGACGCTATACGCGACTTTGGTATTAAGTTATACCAAAACAACTACAGCAACGAGGATTTGTTCTCCGCATTTTTGGGATTGACCCCACAAGGCAGTGTATTCCCGTTTCCAAATATCACTGGATCGTTACCTACACCATCTGGTTTTGAATACATAGACACATTTATATCAGCATCCAACGACAACATGCCAATGGATGATGTAAATAAATCGCTATATAAACGTATTTACCACAATATACCATACTTACTCAAATCCAAAGGCACATTACCTGGATTGCGCGCATTAATTACCTCATATGGTATCCCAGACACCATATTGAGAATAAACGAATATGGCGGTAAGGACAAAGTGAATTCAAATGACTGGGACTACTGGCAAAACGAATTCAACTACGAATTTTCCACTAGCGGCAGTAACTACATATCGTCATCATGGGATCTTAACCCATCTTGGAGTTCATCAAACGATGTGCCGGAAACACTTATGTTCCGATTCAAAACATATGGTTTGCCTGAAACCGGTATACAACCATCACAAAGTTTATGGTACGGTGATGGTGGATCTGCATTATCTATCATTTACACTGGCTCTGGATATGCAAGCGGTTCATACAATGGCTCTATCATTGACCCACAATACCAATACGCCCACTTAACATTCTATCCAAACACTAACGTAAACACAGCAACCGCTAGTGTGTACTTACCTGTATACGATGGTGATTGGTGGTCAGTAATGATTACTCGCAACCAAAATACATTTACATTATATGCTGGAAACCAACCAGATGGCAGCGGAGACAATTTAACCCGCATTAACCATTTAGCATCCAGCTCAATTACCACTACCCCATCCCGTTGGACATCAACAGACATATCGTATTTTCCAGCTGCATTTGATGTTCGCGACCCTATGGGATACGATATAGCTGTATACAACGTTAATGTATACGATGAATTAGGAAACATCTCGGATTCATTCACACCATTTAGTGGTTCGTACCAAGAGATACGCTACTATAGCGATGTAATAGGCGTTAACGTATTCAAAGACTACGTTATGAACCCGTATTCAATTGAAGGAAACACACTTAATTCATCACCAGATGTACTCGCATTTAGAGCACCTGTAGGCGGTGAGTTATATTTAGGAACGTCATCTATTCATCCACGAGTAACTGGTTCGTGGGGTACAGTTCACTCATTTAACGGACATAGCAATTTTTACTTTGACGCATCACCAACATTTCTACCAAATGTAGAACATATGTTTGTTGACCAACCTATAGTTGGTATTAAAAACGCGATATCGGATAAAATACGCGTGGAAGACAACGTACTTCCATCCGGTGATACGTTATCGCCATTCAAAGTTTTATCGCAGCAATCCCACGCTAGCTCTAGCTACACACCAAACATTAACTATCTGGAGGTAGCATTCTCGCCACAAAACGAAATAAACGACGATATTGCATCTCAACTTGGCTCATTCAACATCGGCGAATATATAGGCGATCCTAGACTTCGATCTAGCTCAGCCCAAACATACCCAGATTTAGATGCATTACGACACGATTATTTCCAGAAATATACCAAAAACTACAATTTGGTTGATTTCATACGTTTAATCAAATATTTCGACAATTCACTATTCAAAATGATCCGCGATTTCGTTCCAGCACGCACTAGTTTAGCATCTGGAATCGTAATCAAACAACACATACTTGAGCGAAACAAATACGCACAACCACAAATCGAGCACAGCAACATTGAATTATCCGGTACCGTTACACCACAATGGAACGATTTCCAAGACGGTGTTGTATATGATGTAAACGGTGGT